GAGGATCTCGGCCCACGAGGTCTTGGCCGACCAGCCGTCCACCCGGGACCAGTCCTCATGGTTACCGAGCGCGGCGTCCAGTCGCCCGGCACGCCGCTCCCGCCACGCCAGCTCCGGACCCCAGATCAGCGTGTGCAGCCACGCGGGCAGCACCGGCACACCGGTCCCGGTCCAGCGGTACGGGCCCTCGTCGCGGACGCTGGGGGGCACGAGCACGTAGGCGTCGCCCCAGTAGGCGACCCACCCGTGCGGGCTGGTCCAGGTGCCCATCCGCGACGGCAGCTCCACGCCCTCGGGGATCGTCATCCAGAAGTGCCCGCCCCCGGAGTGCGACCAGACGCCGGTGGCCTGATCGATTTTGCCCGGGGACCACACCGTCGGTGGCACCCCGGCCATCTCGCCGGTGAGCGAGTGCCAGAACCCGGTGAACGCCGCGACCTCGGAGGCCTGGTCGGCGTCGACGCACACCAGCCCCGAACGGCCCACGTGCAGCGCCAGGTTGCACGTGTCCTCGCCGTAGACCTTGGCCGCGAAGTCCAGGTACTTCTTGGCCGTCTTGGAGTCGGTCATCGTGTGGTACTTGCCGCAGGCGTGCGCCGCGCGCTCCCAGCGACGCTGACCCGCGGCCTGTGCCGCCGTCCGCGCGGCGGCGTCGGCCCTCTTCCGGGTGACATCGGGCAGCGGGCAGAACGGCTCCTTGGAGCCGGGTTTGATCAGGATCGGGGCCAGGCCAGCGGAGATCATCGATCGCACCAGGGCGCGCAGATCGGTCTTGTCACCGTCCGCACGGATACCGATGGTCTCGGACAGGGAGTCTGCTGCTAGCATCCGCAGTGCCTTTCAGTTCGCATCTGGTGGGTGCCTCTCGTGATGGTGGGGCGGTTGGTTGTCACCGGGCCTCGAGATTCCAAGTCTCGAGGCCCGAACTATGCCACGAGTGATCAGACCTTGGCCCACCGCTCCCCCATGTCCGCCATGTCGGTGCGCAGCACCGGGACCCGACCGGTCCACCACACCAGACGCGGTGGCGGGGTGGCCATCACCGAGCACACATCATGCGCCGCTTCCCCGTCGACCACCAGCTCGTCGTGCATCGACAGGAAGATCGCGTCACCCAGTCCGCGGCGTTCGCACTCGAGCACGGACTCGGCCAGCACGTCGTAGGCGCTGCCCTGGACGAAGTAGTTCTGGCCCTTGTAGCCGGCGAACCCCGCGGGCCGGCCCTCCTCGGCCGGGTACCACGGGACGTCCAGGACCCGGCCGCTGAGCGTCACGATCTGACCGGACTTGTTCGCCGTGCGCTTGAGGGCGCGCAGCACCCCGGCCGAGCGCGGCAGCGCGGCGAAGATCCGGTCTCGCAGCTCTTCGGCCTGGCGGATCGGGATGCCCAGGTTGCGCGCCGAGGAGGAGATCGACTCGCCGTACATCGCCGCCAGCAGGATGATCTTGGACGCGTCGTAACTCACCCCGGCCGCGGCGCTGACCGTGTGGTAGATCTTCTCGCCGCGTTGCTCGTAGCCCTCGAGCATGCCGGTGTCGCCGGCGATGTTGGCCAGCACGACCGGTTCGATCTGGGCCCAGTCGATGGAGGTCAGCGACCGGCCCTCGTCGGCCATCACCACGCCACGGGCCGGCTCCGGGATCTGGTGGACGGGGAAGTCACCGGAGTAGCTGGAGCGGCCCGTGGCGCTGGCCGCGAGGATCCCCACGGCGGGGTGCAGCCGGTCGTCCATCCCCGCCCACGGCAGCAGCGTGTTCACCGTGACCGGGACGCTGCTCATCGCCCGGCCGGCTTTCTCCAGGTAGTCGTCGCGGATGTGGGTCAGCTTCGCGTAGCGCACGTGCTCCCGTGCCAGCGGGTGATCGAGTTTCTCCAGGTGCTCCGCCGCGGCGCTGGGCTTCTTGTTGAGCCCCGACTTGCCGCCCTTGGTCTTGGGGTGCGTCGCAGGCAACGCGTCCTGCTCGAGCAGCTTCGCGATCAGGTCGTTGCCGTTACCCGGCCGGATGCCGGCGGCGGTCAGGGTCTTCTCCGCCTCGTCGATCTCGCGGTCGTGGGTGATCCGGTAGGCGTCCAGGAAGTCGGGGTCCCCGCGCAGGCCGCGGATCGTGCGGCGCAGGAACACCCGGTTGATCACCTGCTCCCGGTCCAGCAGCCGCAGCGCCTCCTCGGCGTCGTCCAGCCCGCCGTGACCGGCGAACCCGTGCACGGTGAGCCGCTTCCACGCCGCCTGGCGCACCGGGTCGCGCAGCCGCGCGGTGGTGACCGCGTCGCGCATGGCCTCGGTGAGGTACCCCGGCGCGTCGATGTCCACCTCGGCGTAGAACCGCTCCAGCGTCATCCCCAGGCTCTTCGCGGCCAGGTTCTTGCCCTTGCCCAGCGGCAGGCCCAGGTAACGGTGGGCGCAGTCACCGAGGGTCTTGCGTCGCAGTGGGTTGGGCTCCGCCAGCCTGGCCCAGATCATCGTGCACCAGGTCTTGGCCACGTGCTCGAGCCGCAGGATGCCCAGCACGCCGAGGTTGGGCACGTCGAACGCGCTGTTGTGGAACACCACGGCCGGGGCCAGGTCGAACACCAGGGTGATCAGGGCGCGCTGGTAGGCCTCGCGCGGGTCCAGCGCCACGACGTGGGTGGGCGTGGCGAAGGTGACGACCTTGACCAGGTAGCGGGCCGCGCCGTCCTTGCCCACCGACTCGATGTCGCAGGAGACGAATCCCGGCGCCCAGGTGAGCAGCTGAGTGACGGCGTCGCGGACGTGGTCGCGGCCGACGGTGGCCAGGATGCCGTCGGGCCAGCGCTGGGTGCCGTCCCAGGCCGGGGTGACCGGGTGCCCGGTGTAGACGCTCACGGGGTGTCCGGGAAGTAGGACCTGCCCGCGCCCAGGTAAATGCCTTTGGTCGCCGCTTCCCCGACCTGACGTCGTCGGTCGTTCTCCTCGTCGCGCTCCAGGCGGGAGCGGCAGGCGTTGCGGATCCAGGCCGCGCGGTCGGATCCGGACTTGGCCGCGGCGACGGCGATCTCCCGCCACAGCGGATCGGGGAAGCGGACGGTGCGGGGCTGGAGATCGGTCTCGATGTCCTCGGCGGGTGTGGGTTGTGTCATGGCGCGACCGTAGCACGCTCAGGCATCTGCGCACCCTGGCGCGAGTTGTGAGACCGATCCTCGGCGAGGTGTGAGACGGGTCGAGTTGTGAGATGTGAGTTGTGACAGGGGGTGAGACCGGGTGACTGTCGGGAGTTACGCATAAATGTGATCCAAAATAGCATTATTATTACTCTTAGTTATATAGTAACTGGAATCGTATACGTAGAGTCACTACTGAGTTGTGATTTCTCTTCTCCACGGACCCAAGGGATCTCACAACTCACAACTCACAACTGAGGAACTCTCGTGTCTTCAAGTGCCCGCCGAGGAGGGGCTCGAGGTCTTGTGGCCCATGGCACGATGATCAGGTGGACGCACACGCCGAGGAGACCGGTCGTGCAGTGATAGTGTGATTGGCGTCAGGTTCGGCAACAGCAGGTGGTGGAAGGCGGTGACCAGTGGCTACGTGCCTGTGCGAGGTGCATCAGCCGACCGAACGCCGAGGCTCGTTGCTGGACTGGAGCCAGTTCGCCAACGGCCGCTGGTGGCGTCTGCGCCGAGGCGAGGACCACGACCAGACACCCCGCAAGGCGTTGCAGTCGGCTCGGATGTGGGCCAAGCGCAACGGCATGCTCGCCGAGGCCGAACTCCCCGCCGTGGGCGAGGACGACGAGCCATGGGCCATCCGGTTCTACCCACGACCCGACGGCTCGGGACGGTGACCCATGGCCGAGCAGCTCCCCGAGGACTACGCCCCGGAAGCCCCTGATCCGCTCCTCAAACCCTCACGTAGGCCCAGGAAACCCAGCGTCAAGCAGGGCAAGGTCCGGCCGGGACAGGGCAGCGTCCAGTCCGAGGAGTCCGTGATGCGCGACCGGCGCGCCATGGAGCTCGGCGTCGACGGCTGGTCCAACGCAGCCATCGCCAAGGAGCTGGGCTACCGCGACGGCGCCTCGGTGCGTGAGGCCATCACCCGGCACACGATGAAGATCGTCGACCAGCCGGCCCGCGCGGTGCGGGAGCTGATGCTCGGCCAACTGGATCGGGCGATCGAAGCCGCCATCGCGGTGATGCTCACACCCAGTTACAAGATCCAGCACGGGGAGCTGGTGGTGGTGCCCGACCCGCTCAACCCCGGCGCCGAGATCACGCTCACCGACCCCGGTCCCCGGCTCGCCGCGGCCAACACCTTGGCGACGCTGCTGGACCGCAAGTCCAAGATGCTCGGCATCGACCCACCCGAGCGCCAGGAAATCAGCATCACCCAGTTGCCGGCGTTCGTCGACACGTGGCTGGCCGACAAGAAACGGAAGGTGACCGGTGACTGAACCACGAGTGGAGATCCTGGTCCGGACGACCGTGCCCGATCTGCTGGCGGGGGTCGGTGAGGTCGTCAAGGTTAAAACACTCAGCGAGATGATCAGCGGGGCGTACCGCTGGGGGCAGGTGGATGGCCAGAACCGAGCCGAGGGTAAGCCGTACAGCTTCGAGGGCCGGGGCTACAGCATGGCCGGCGTGAAGCTGGATGACCTGCGCGCCACGTTCCCGAACGAGAACCGGCCCGCAGTGGAGGACGAGGGTGGCGTTCTCTCGCAAGGGTGACCCGCCTCCGCCGCCACCCAACCGGCAGGGCAAGCGGCACCCACGATCGCAGCCACCCGACTGCTCCGAGTGCGGCGGCAAGGGGTGGACCGAATCCGAGGGCACGTGCACCGAGTGCGGTACGTCGGGCATCGGTTCCAGTTCGCAAGACGAGGACGACTGAGGAGGGCAGCACGGTGACCGAGGACAATCCGCTGGTCGTGCGCCGCGTCGGGCCGCCAATCCTCATCAGCCGGGCCGAGTACGACGAGCTGGTGTTCGACGGCTGGGACGGGGTCGCGCGGGTGTTCTGGGATGAGCTGGGCGCCCGGGCCGCGGCGCTGTACTCCCACGCCCTGGTGCCCCTGCCGCTGGCCGGTCCTCGGCACGAGAGCCGGCATCTGGTTGAAGACGAGCCGCACCGTTGCCCGGCACATGGGGACGTGGCGTGCACCTGGTGTGCGCAGAACCCGGCCAGTTGTGGACCGGACAGCAACAACAGTCCTGCCTGTGACTACTACCGCGAGACTGGGATGCACTGGGACACGTGCCCCAACCGCGTCCTGTCGGCGCCTCCAACGTGACCGAGCACGTGACGCTCGAGACCATCCTGGCCGAGGTCCCCGACGCGGTCTGGGCCCTGCCGCGTGAGCAGCTGTCCGCGGCGCTGGCCAAAGCCACCAAGTGGGACCCGTTGCTGTTCGCCGCGCTCTACTTCCCGCATCACCTGCGCGACGGGGAGTCGCAGCCGATCACGTTCAGCGCCTTCCACGTGGAGCTGGCACGCCGCGCCCAGCGCTGGGCCGCGGGCAAGCCCGAGCAGCCGATGACCGAGCGGCACGCGGACATCGCGCCGCGCGAGTCGGGCAAGAGCACCTGGAAGTTCCTGATCCTCCCGTGCTGGGCCGCGGCGCACGAGCACCTGCACTTCGTCGCGGCGTTCGCCTCGAGCGCCGCGCAGGCCGAGATGCACCTGGCCACGTTCAAGAAAGAGCTCGAGTCCAACCCGCTGCTCATCCAGGACTTCCCGATGCTGTGCCAGACCAGCCGCAGGCACGGGGGCCTGGTCGACAAGGACACCCAGTCCATCACCATCCGCCGCAACGGATTCATCTTCGCCGCGCGCGGCATCGAGTCCAACACCTTGGGCATGAAGGTCGGGCAGCGGCGACCGGACATGATCCTTCTCGACGATATCGAACCCGATGGCGCGGTCTATTCCCCGGACCAGAAGGTCAAGCGACTCGCGACGCTCACCAACTCGATCCTTCCGCTGGCCGTGCACGCCCGTGTCGAATTGTCCGGCACCGTCACGATGCCCGGATCGATCACCCACGACCTGGTGCGCACTCTCACCTATCCGAATGAGCCGGTGGAGGAATGGGTCACCGACTCCAAGTTCCAGGTGCACCATTACGACGCCATCGTCTCCGACCCCGACACCGGCGAGGAACGATCCTTGTGGCCGGAGAAATGGTCCCTCGAATTCCTGCTGTCGATTCGACACACTCGGTCCTATCGACTCAACTACGCCAACGACCCGATGGCAGCCGACGGCGCCTACTGGTCGGAGGACGACTTCCGCTACGGCACCACGTTCCCCGCGGCGCTGACCATCCTCAGCCTGGACCCCGCGGTCACCGACAAGATCACCAGCGACTTCACCGGCATGGCCGTGGTGGCCGGCAACAAGAAGCTGCAGAAGTGCCGGGTGCGCTACGCCCGCCAGGTGAAGCTGCCCCCGGGTAAGGCCCTGCGCGCCGAGGTGACCCGGCTGCTCGAGGTGTTCCCCGAGATCGGCGGCATCCTCGTGGAGACCAACCAGGGCGGCGACACGTGGCGCGCGATCCTGCACGACATGCCCGTCAAGATCCTCACCGTGCACCAGAGTGAACCCAAGGAGGTCCGCGCCGCGGCGCTGCTGGCCGACTACCAACGCGGCCGCGTGGAGCACGAGGAGAAGCTGCCCCAGGCCGAGGCCCAGCTCGTGCAGTTCCCTGGCGGGCACGACGACATCGTCGACGCCATCGGCAGCGCGGTGCGACACTTCCTGCCGAAGCTGGATCCGCGCCAGCGTCGATCCACCGTGCAGGGCTACTGAGGAATAGGGGTGTCACGTGACGCTGGTGGATGATCTCCGGGAGATCGAGAAAGCGGACGCTGAATATCAGATTGCGAAAAACTACTGGGAGGGAAAGCGAATCAAGGAGTTGTTCTCCTCGAAGTTCGCCGCCCAGAAACTCGGTTCTCACGCCACCAAATACATGGTGAACATCGCCAAGCGCGCGGGGGAAGCCGTGCTGTTCAAGTTGCATGTGCAAGGATTCTCCGTACAGCGCGACGGCAAAGAGGACCCGGTCTCGGACAAGCTGTTCAAGGAGCACGTTGTCAAGCACAACGAATTGCTTCAAGTGGTCAGCGACTGGATAAACTTCGTCATCCAATACGGGGACGCTTACCTGTTGGATTGGGACGACGTCAGCGCCGAGGACAGCCAAGGCGTGGACGTGATCGCCTATGACCCCATCGGCTGCCGAATCTTCTACGACGTCGAGACCGAGCGCACCCCGCAGCGGTGGGTCCGCACCTGGATGGTCCGCGGCGAGCGCTCCACCGCCGAGCAGGACAGTTGGTACCGACGCGTCGACGTCATCGACCACGAGCGCAAGCGCAAGCTCATCGCCACCATGCCGGGCAAGGAGCTGCCCACCTCCGACGACGGGTTCAAGCCCTTCACCGACGAGGACGTGGATCAGTTCGACGATGAGGGCTGGATCATTGATGACGGCACAGGACCTGGCGAGGTGGTGCACGGCTACGGCGGGCTGCCGGTCTTTCACGGCAGGACCCGGCGCCCCTACGGCGTGCCCGAGCATGAGTCGCTCTACGGCCTGCAGAACCTGATGATCAAGGACATCAGCACGCTCGCCGCGGCGATGGACGGCTACGGTCTGCCGTTCCGCTGGCGCACGATCCTCGAGGGCGCGGCCCTTCGCGCGGGCACCGAGGCGTTCGACGAGGACGAGGAGGGTGGCGAGGCCGACGAGCGCATCCAGGCCGACGCCGGGGCCATGGCCAACCTCTACGGCACCGACAAAGTCGGGCAGCTCGAGCCGTCATCGGTGGACAACCTGCTGGACCCCATCGACAAGATCATGATGCTAGCCAGCTCGATCAGCACCACGCCGGTGGAGTTCTTCTCCGTGTCCGCCAACGCCAGCGGCGAGGCCCGTAAGCAGAACAGTGACCCGTTCGTCTCGAAGTGCCAGACCCGGCTCGAGGACCTGAACGTCACTTGCGTCAAGGCCCTCGAGTTCGCGGCCAACCGCATCCTCGGCCTGGACGACGTCACCGTGGTGCTGGAGTGGAAGCCCGTCCAGGAGCGCACCCGGATCGAGATCTACGCCCAGGTTACCGCTGCCGTCGCGGCGGGAATGCCGCCGGTGGAGGCGTGGGTGGAAGCGGGCTACGACCGCGAGGAGATCCTCACCTGGGACCTGTCGGCGATGGAGCTGGACGCGTTGGCCAAGCGGCTGCGTGACGTCGCCGCCGCGATGAAAGACTTCGGCAGCGCCGCGGCGTTGGGCGTGGGCAAGGTCGACGAGATCGCGGCGATGGCGGCCGCCGTGCTGCGTACCGAGCGCACCCCCGAGCAGGTCGGTGCCTGATGGCCGACAGCGTCGACGACCTCATCGCGGAGCTGGTGGCCATCCTGGTCGACCTGCTCCCCGGCGGGGACGTCGACGCCCTGCCGCGCGAGGAGTTCGTCGCCGAGCTGCGCGACGCGCTGCGGCAGGTGCCCGACATCGTCCAGCCCTATCGTGACGAGGCCTACCGCGAGGGCGTGCGGGAGGCGGGCGGCGACCCACCGGACGACGAGATCTACGAGGACCTCGAGGAGCTCGAGCGCTGGTGGTCCGAGCAGACCGAGAAGCTCGTGACGCTGGTGGAGCACGGCGAGGTGGAACACCAGGTGGTGCGTGCCCGCGCCGAGTCTCTGCTCAAGCGGGAGGCCACCACGCAGTTGTCGGCGGCGCAGGACCAGGGTCTGGCCGACCAGGCCGAGGCGCTGGGGTGGGACTCGATCTTCGTGCCCGAGCGCGACGCGTGCCTGTGGTGCACCAGCTACGCCGGCGCCGTCGCCCACGGCGGGCGCGAGGAGTTCGAGCCGGTGCGCAACTTCACCGCCGACGCGCGCCTCGGTCCGATCACCATCCCCGTGCACCCGTGGTGCCGGTGCAAGCGCCAGGTGGTGCACCCCGACGACGCGCGCTCGGTGGCGCGGCCGCTCAAGCGGGAGGCCGAGCGCGCGGTGCTGCGGTTCGAGTCGCTGCCCAGCGAGAGCGACCGGGCCCGCACCGAGGCAGCGGCGCGGCTGCTTGCTGCGGGCACCGCGTTGCCCAAGACCGTGATCGAGCGCTCCGAGCGCGCGGTCCGCAGACGGCGCAAGGACGAGGGTCCTGCGCGCAAGAGACGCACGACGAGCCCCTAGGGCCGGTACCGGGAGGTAGAGCACGATGACCAAGACGATCAACCCGCTGGACGAGGACGCCGAGGACCAGATCGACGAGGCCACCGAGGTGGACCCGGACGACGAGATCCCGATGTCCGACGAGGTCGACGCGGACGCCGACGACGAGGTGGACGAGGACGACCCGCTGGCCGGACTCACCGACGCGCAGCGCGCCGCCGTGGCCGCGCAGATCAAGAAGGCCAACGACAACGCGGTGAAGTGGCGGAAGAAGGCCACGGGCAAGTTCGTGCCCGCGACCCCGGGTCCGAAGCCCACGCCACCCAAGCGCCCAGCCCCGGCCGGGGGCGAGGTGGATCTCGAGACGGTGAAGGCGGAGCTCCGCGCGGAGATGGCCGCCGAGGCGACCACGGCGCGGATCCAGACCGAGGCGCGGTCGGCGCTGCGGGACGCGGGGCTGACGCTGGACGCGGAGAACAAGACCCTGCAGCGCAAGGCCCTGGACCGGGCGATCCGGCTGCTGGACCTGGAAGGGGCCGAGGACGCCGACGACGTGGAGCTGGCGGTGGCGGAGCTCAAGCAGGCGATGCCGGGGCTGTTCACCAAGCGTCGCGCGAAGCCCACCGCGGGTGGCGCGTCGGGTCCCCGGTCGGGCGCCGGGGGTAGCAAGAAGAACCCGGCGGGCAAGATCGCCTCACTGTTCGAGTAGCTCAGACACTTCAGTCAACACTGAAGTCAGCGTGAAGTGTGATACCTGGTGCTGGTGCGGTGTTACCCTCGGCACCAGGTATCACCTAGCGCGGGTGGACCAGGCGCCCGTGAGGGCAAGGCGAGATCGAGAACTCACGGAGAGAGGAGCGCCACCGTGGCGTTCGCATACGGCACCTGGACCCCACAGCCCTGGTCGGGCAAGGTGGTCACCCGACTCAAGATCCAGTCGGCGATCCTGGGCATCACCACCGGCCCCGGCGGACGCCTGGACACGATGAAGACCCGGCTGGAGAAGCAGCCGCTCTACACCGACTTCTCGGTGCGGGCCTACGGTCGGCTCGAGCAGATCGACCTGCAGAACCAGACGATCGACGAGATCGAGCTGCGCGCCCGCAAGGTCGAGGGCATGATCCAGATCGCCGAGGAGGACCTCGTCGAAGGCGGTAACTACGACTTCGACATGATCCAGCAGTTCCGCGACCGGGGCACCGACAACGCGGCGCTGTACTACGACAACGCCAGCATCGGCACCAGCGGCGAGCCCACGCCGGGCGAGACCAACATCCTCCGCCCGTACCGCTCGATCCTGCACGCCGTGCACACCGACAACCCGACGCACCACACCACGGTCGCCGCGGCCGCCACCACGGCGCAGATCCGAACCGCGATCAAGAAGTCCGTGGAGCAGGCCGAGCGCACCCAGTGGGCCCGCAACCTGCAGACCGTGGCCGACCCGATCTGGAAGTCGTTCCTGCGCGACATGCCCGTCGACGGCAGCAACGGCCGGCCGATCTGGAACGAGGAGACGGACATGCTCATGGGCGTGTCCAAGATCCACTGGACCGAGGGCGCCCGCGCCTCCGGCGGCACCGCGACCCACACCCCGGTGGGCAACCCGCTGCTGGCCACCGGTCCCGCCGACCTTTACATCGGCGGCCGCGCGCCGTTCCGCGCGGGTTACGCGGCCACCCCGGCGGCGTACCTCACCGATCCGGACACCGGCCTCGGCGCGCGCGACGACTCGCTGTACTTCAAGATCAAGTGGTACCCGGCGTTCGTGCCGGGCATCTCCGACGCGTTCAGCGTCCTGGAGATGACGGGGCTGTGATGACCCCTTGTGACTGTGGCGTCCGGTGCGAGCACACCGTGTCGGACGTGGATTGGGACGATCGTCCTTGATGGACTCCGCACCCTGCCAGCTACAGAACGGCAGGGTGCGGGCTTCCCGCGGCGTGGTGTAGGCGCTCCCCCCGAGCGGTTCGCACAGTCGCACGCCAACGGGAGTGCCGCGTCCCCGATCGTCTCGGGAGACGTGGACCCGCGGCCGCTCGCAAGGTCCGCACCTTCGCGGGTGAGACCGGTCGTGGGAGCCATGGGTCCGGGCCGTGGTGGCGCCACCGTGGAAAGTGGGGCCGCGGTCCGGACCCAGTCCCGCCGAACTCGAGGAGACCGCCGTGGCCCTGGTGACCACCGCTCAGGTTCTGGACGTGACCGGCCGCGAGGTCGACGACGACCAGATCCTGCGCGCCCAGTTCGTGGTGGACCTCATCGGCGACGTCGACCTCGAGGACCCCAAGCTGGCCGACAAGATGCGCCCTCGCGACCTCGCGCTGCTGCGCCGGGCGGTGTGTTACCAGACACCGTGGCAGGCCGCCCAGATCGACTACGAGGAGACCGTCGACGTCCTGCGCATCGCCGGCTCCACCTCCACCGGTGGCATCGAGCTGCGCGACGAGTTCAGCCTGTTGCTGGCGCCGCTGGCGCGGCAGTCGCTGTCGCGGGTGTCCTGGAAGAGGCGCAAGTGGACCAACCTGCGACCGCGCCGCGACCGGGTCGGCAGCTACGGCCTGTGCTGGGCGGGGGTCACCGTGAGCCACGACCCGATGGACACCTACGGACAGCTGGACAACGCGCTGCACGACGCCGGCCCTTGGAGCGACGACTAGTGGCCACCACCTTCCGACCCAACTGCCGGGTCACCGTGCTGGACACCCCGAACCCCGCGACCGTCGACGAGAACGGCGACCCGGTGGAGGACGGCGCCGTTCTGGCCGAGGGGCTGCCGGCGTTCTGGGGCCAGCGCGACGAGCGACGCTACGACCCGGTCACCCAGCGGGTGACGATCATCCGCGGCTGGCAGGTCCGGATGCGGCCCGGCACGGTGGTCGCCGAGGGGCAGCGACTGCGCAACGACAAGACCGCGGACATCGGTTACGTGAAGGCCGTGGAGCGCGAGACGACCTACGGCACGGCCGGGGATGTGCTGGTCAGATTGATCTCCGTGCAAAATTAGGGTCTTGACATCCACCGCAGGTGTGACAGTGTGATAGCTCCACTGCCCCGGCGGACCGGAATCGAGAACCCGATGAGCGCACCTCACAGACCCACCACCCGCGTGATGCACCTGCCGTCGCGACGACTCGGCGTACTCGACCACCTGGACGCCGCCGGGGAACCCGTCGTCCAGTTCTTCGGTTCCCCCACCAAGTTCCCGTTCACCTGGGAGGTCGTGGAAGTCGTGAACTCCGACGAGCACGAACTCATCCCCGGCGGCTTCGAGCTCGGCCTCTACGTTGACGGCGAGGGCGACAGCTGGCGCGAGGTCGGCGTCGGGTCGGACGGCGAGACCCTGTTCAACCTCGTCTCCTTGGGCGGGCACCACGTCACGCCCTATCACGAGCCGTGGACCCGGGAGCAGATCGTCGAGTTCACCGGCGCCCTCGAGCCCGCCGGATCCCCCGCGGCCCGGCACCTGCGGGAGCAGCGGTCCGACACCGCCGGGGGCGACGGGTCCGCGACGCTCATCGGTTGCCTGCTCGGCATGGTCTGCGCGCTGGGGCTGATCGGCCTGGTGTGGCTGGTGCTGCTGTGAGGATCAAGCGTCGACGGATCCTCAGCGCGTGCGTCGACTGCGGATTGTCCGGCCCGCACGGTGGGTACGAGAAGTGCCTCCGGTGTTACCGGAAGTGGCTCTACGCCAAGGTCCGAACACCGCGGGTCACCTGGCGTGCGGCGGACCTGATCGCCGAAGTCGGATTCCTGGCCGAGCAGCGAATCCCGCATCACGATGTGGCCCGGAAACTCGGTCTCCAGTGGCCGAGCATCGTCACCGCGCACCGACGCGCCGGGGTCCCGATGCCCGACCCCTATCGCTTCACCAACTCCCCCTGCTGATACAGGGGACGACGGATCGGAGCTGGTACTCCTGTCCTGTCGAGTAGGCAAGGGCCGTGATCTCCCGTATCGTGCGGGGCATCGCGGCCCTTGTCGCGTCTCGACCTCGGACCCGCAGGCGAACGCCCGTAAACGGCGAGCAGGCGCGGACCGCAGCCGCCCGTAGAGGGGGTGCCCGTGGCCACACATGTCCGCATGTCCGTGGCGCCCGGGTTCCGCCACGACATGGAGCAGCTCGCCGAGGACCTCACCCACCGCCTCGGCCGGGCCATCGCCGTCGATGCCATCCGCAACGCCCCCGTGGACACGACGCTGCTCTCCCGCAGCATCCGGTATTACCCCTCCGCGCGCCGGGTCATCGCCGACACCGAGTACGCCGCGGCGGTGGAGAGCGGGTCCGGACCGCACCTCATCCACAACGCCTGGGGCCGCGAGGGTGTCACCGTGGAGCACCCCGGCGGACCGGCACAGCCTTACCTGCGGCCCGCCGCGTACAAGCGCCGAGCGTCGCTGTGAAGCGCGCGAACTCCGAACTGGTCACGGTGAACTGGCTACTCAGCCTGCCCGACACCCTGCCCGACTCCGTGGCGTCCAGCCTGCCGCCGTGGGAGGACTGGAAGGTCTCGGGCACCAGCCGCCGGTTCACCGTGATGGCCGGCCAGGTCGGCGGCTCGGACCTCAACGACGCGCCCCTGCGGCGGCCGGTGATGCAGCTGGACTTCTTCGCCTCCCGCAAGGACTCCGCCACCCGACCGCCCTGGGGCGCGGCGTTCACCATGGCCGAGGACGTCGTCGCCTGCACCGAGGTCGACAGCCCGCACCGCGGCGACGTGGTGCTCGAGCTCCCCCACGGCTTCGAACCGGTCGAGATCCGCAACGTCGACGTGGTCTTCGGACCGCGGCGAGCGCGGATCCCCGACCCGGCCAGCTACGCCTGCGTCAGCCTTGACGTGGAGATCCAATGGACCCGACTGTGAGGAGAACAGCCTGATGGGCCAGCACGAGTTCACGCGCGACGAGGACCGTCCCGACGAGCGCAAGCACAAGTTCCAGACCCAGTTCGGCGTTCGGGAGATGACCGACGCCGAAGCCTCCGACCTGCAGTCGCAGGGCCTGATGGTCAACCGGGTCGCCGACGACGCCGAGGTGGTCGACAGCCTCGAGGAGGCCACGGTCACGGCCAACGCCGTCGTCAACGCGCCGCAGAAGGTGGGCGAGAACGACCCGCGCACCGACGAGGAGCGCGCGGCGGAGGCGCGGGAGGCCGAGCTGGCGAAGGTGGACGCCGTGTCCACGCCGGTCGTCGGCACCGGGTCGGGCGAAGAGACCACGGCCGAGGACACGGCCACCAAGACCCGCAAGCGCTAGACACCCCGCCACCCGAGACCGACCCGACAAGGAGGTAGCGCCGTGGGCGTCACCATCTCGGAACTGATCGTCGGCCCCGCCGACCTGTACCACAAGTGGTACACCGACCCGTACCTCGAGCCGGCGACCCCCAACGACGTGATCCCGGTCGGATGGGTCAACCTCGGCGGGACGATGGACGGCATCAACCTGACCATCGCGCAGAGCTTCGAGCAGATCCGCGCGGACCAGGTCGTCGACAACCTGCTGTCCGTGCCGAACGAGCGCACGTTCAACATCGAGACCAACCTGCTGCAGGCCACCCTCGAGTCGTTCCGCCGCGTCAACAACGGCGGGTCGATCACCACCGGCGTGGGCTTCCGCAAGTTCGAGCCCATCGTCGACCTGGTCAACGACGACGTCCTGTACTCGTCGATCATCGTGCGCGGCCGGGCGCCGGTGACGGGCAAGAAGCGGGACATCATCGTGCGCCGCACCCTGGTCACCGACGACGTGGAGTTCACCTACGTCAAGGCCGGAGCTCAGGTCCTCGCGATGACCCAGACCGCGCACTACGTGTCCCAGTCCATCGCGCCGTTCGCCATCGTGGACGCCGCGTAGTGCCCGCCGCGAAGCCGAAGCCGGCACCGAAGACCGTTGTGGTCGACACCTCTCCGGAGAGGGACATCGACTACTTCGGCCCGACTCTCGAGGTGTCCGACGACGCACCCCTGGCCGAGGTCCCCGGTGGCGCTCGGGTGCTCAAGCCCACGGTGCGCACGTTCGCCCGCCAGGTGCTGTTCGAGTTCAACGGGCGCAAGTGGACGATCCCGGAGGACTTCGACCGCAGCTGCGCGCTGGAGTACCTGCACATGGCGCGCACCCGCGGGATCGACGTGGCCATCGACTACGCCCTCGAGCTTGCCCTGGGCACCGATGACTACGCCGCGTTCCGCAGGATCAAGGGCCTGGACCAGGAACAAATGGACTGGGTCGTCAACACCGTGTCCGGGCGGGTCGCGGGCGCCGGGGGCAACGTCCCAAAATAGCCACGCTCCAGGTGGTCGAACGGGCACGGGAACTGCTGTGGCTGGTCGACCACCTGGACGACGTGCTGTCCGACCTCTCGGCGGTGCACCGGTTCCGCAGGGACGAGGCGCTGGCGCTCTCGGCCGGGGAGTTCTTCCCGCTGGCCGAGCGGCTGGTGCACTACCCCGGCGTGGTCCGGGACCTCGTCACCACCGAGATTCGCAAAAACTCGGCATCCGGACCCACTCCCCACCAGGTTCAGCAAGATATTTTGCCCATCACGCAGGTTCACGAGCCCACGGAAGCGGAGGTGCAGGCCATGCGTGACCAGCGTCGGCGCCAACGATTCGGTGGGGAGTTCGGCGAGCACCGACGCGTCCCGTTGGATAAGGCCTTGAGCGGGGTGAGCGCGGATGACTGAGGGCTTCAAGGCCGGTGCCGCCTACATCGACGTGGACGGCGACGCCGACGTCGCGATCCGCAAGATCGAGCGCCAGATCAAGAACGCCGGGGGCCGGCTGTCCACGGTGGCGTCTCGGATCGGCAGCAACATGGGCGCCAAGATCGGGTCCAACATAGAGCGCCAGCTCAAGGCCAGCCAGGGGCGTCTGGGTGTCGCCGCCGACGGCATCGGCACCCGCATCAGCGGCAAGATCAACAGCGCGATCTCCAAGGGCCTCGGCGGCAAGATCGACACCAGCATCGGCAAGCGCGCCACCCAGGTGGGCCAGGCCGTGGGGTCCGCGCTCGGCGACGGCATCGACGACGGAGCCTCCCGCAGCATCGGCAGCAGCGGGGGACCCAAGACCAAGAAGGCCCTGGACTCCGTCGCCGAGCGCACCCAGGCCCAGTTCCAGGGTCTCGTGTTCGCCGGGGCGTTCGGCGGCCTCCCCATCGCCGCGGCCGGTGCCTCCGCGCTGACGATCGGTGCGCTGGCCGCGATCCCCATCGCAGCCGTCGCGGGCGCGGCGACGCTGCAGTCCGGCAACGAGCGCGTGGAGAAGAGCTACACCCGGCTTGCCGACACCGCCATGGGCGTGATGAAGCGCGCCAGCTCGGTGCTGGTCGACGACCTCGTGGACGGCACCGACAAGCTCGAGGTCGCCACCCGCAAGCTCGAGCCCGCGATCACCTCGGTGTTCCGCAACAGCGCCCCGGCGGTCGACGGCGTCGTCACGGCCGTGACGTCCCTGGCCAACGAGGCCATGCCCGGCGTGCTCACCGCCAGCACCAAGACCGGCGCCGCGATGACCGGCTTGGTCAGCATCGCCACCGGCGCGGGCCGGGGCATCTCCGACTTCTTCACCAACGTCAGCAAGGGCGCGGAGTCCTCGGCCAAGAACGGCGCCATCCTCGGCCGGGTGATTCAAGACCTGCTCGGGTTCGCCGGCAGCCTGGTGTCCAACCTGGCGTCCAACACCGGCGCGCTCAACAGCTTCGCCAACGTGATGACCACCGTGTACTCCACGGTCCTCAACCTCACCCAGGCCGGTGGCGCGCTGACCGGGTTCGTGGGCGGCTTCACCGCCGTGGTGTCCGGCGCGCTCTCCGTCGTCAACGGCTTGAGCACCGGCCTCGGCGGCGTGCTCGCCCCGTTGCTGGCGATGGGCGGCGCGTTCAAGGCGCTGGACATGCTGACGTTCGGCAAGCTCACCGCGAACCTGGGCACCCAGTTCGCGGGGCTGGGCACCAGCATCGGCGCTGCCAACGGGGCTCGAGCCAAGTTCGCCACGGGCATGGCCGGTCTCGGCCGAGCGGTGATGTCCCCCGTCGGTCTCGCGACCATGGGCCTGGTGGCCGGCCTGGCGCTGCTCGGCATGGCCCAGCAGCGCGCGGCCCAGGCGGCGGCCGACCACAAGGCCCGCGTGCAGGACCTCGCCTCCGCGCTGCGGGAGAGCAACGGCGCGATCAACGACAACGTCCGCAGCGCCGCGGCCAAGTCGCTGGCCGACGCCAAGATGGAGACCTCGGGCAAGGGGTTCCTGGACACCGCGCGCCAGCTCGGTGTGAACCTGCCCCAGCTCACTGATGCCTACCTCGGCAACGATGCCGCTGGGCGCAAGATCGTGGACACCCTCAAGGCCCAGATCGCCGAAGGGGAGAAGTACGCCAGCAGCCGCGCGGAGGCCGACGCGCTGCAGGAGAAGAAAGCGATGGCCGCGGACCTCATCGCCACGATGGGCAACGTCAACGGGGCCTACGCGCTCGCGGTGCAGGCGAACAAGGACCTCGCCGCGGCGTCGGGCACCAGCGCCAGCGCGATGGACACGATGTCCCCCGCCCTGGCCGCGGCGCAGCAGGGGGTCGGGAAGCTGGCCTCGGCCTACACCACGCTGTACACGCCGATGTCCTCCGCTGCCGACAAGGGCGCCGCGCTGGTCGCGATCCTGGACCGCATCACCGGCCGCACGCCCAGCTTCGAGGAGGCCATCCAGTCGACCAACGACGTGCTGCGCGGGATGGCCGACGCGTTCTCCCAGGGGATGGACACCACCAAGGGGTGGGGCCAGGAGCTGATCAACGCCGACGGCACGGTCAACACGATGACCGAGAACGGCTCCAACCTGCAGAACCAGCTGGTGAGCATCCAGGGCGGTTTCGCCAACGCCGCGGGCAGCATCCAGGAGCTGGTGGAAGGTGGGATGACCTACAACTCCGCCAGCGAGAAAGTGCGCGCAGAGTTGCAGCGTCAGCGTGACGCGTTCATCGCGATCCAGACCCCGATCCTCGGCAGCAAGGCCGCAGCCGAGGCACTGGCCAACACCTACGGTCTGCTGCCCGACGAGGCGGTCACCAAGGTCACCGACCACGGCAGCGCGATCATCACCCAGACCGACGTGAACAACCTGCTCCTCAAGGTGAAAGAGCTGCCGCCCAACACCCCCGTGCGCGTCACGTCGATCACCGCCGAGGCCGAGCAGAAGCTCAAGGACCTGGGGTACACGGTCACGCACATGCCCGACGGCACGGTGTTGATCTTCGCCAACAACCGGCAGGCGCTGGCCGGGGCCGCCGAGGTCGAGTCCCGGGTGCAGGCCATCCAGGACCGCAGCGTCTACATCAACGTCGTGGCCACCGGCGTGGCGCAGGCCGCGGCCGCCGTCGCCGGGATCGCCGCCCGCGCGTCCGCCGCGGTCAACCACGACGGCGGGTTCACCAAGACCGTGGGACACAAGCACCTGCGCCACCGCGCCACCGGCGGGCCGACGCCGTTCATCGCGGGACTCGAGGGCGCCGCGGTCTACGGCGAACGCGGCGTGGAGGTCGGATTCCCCGGCCGATCGGAGTACGTGTCCACGGCCCTGCAGACCGCCCGCATGGAGCGCGGCGCCAGCGCCATGGCCGAGGCGATCCGGACCCTGCCGTCGGGCCGCTCGGAGTCCGGAGGCGGCACCACGATCAACCTCACCGTGGACGTGCACCCGACGCCGAGCATGGACGTCGACGCGTTCACCACCAAGATCATCCGCAAGATCCAGCAGCGCCTGAACGGGGGAAGCTGATGACCTACCCCGTGACGCCCTACACCTGGACGCTGGACGGCAAGACGTTCGGCACCGGCGACGGCGCCTACATCACCCACGCCGAGGGGTGGGCGTCCACACCACAGCCGCGCACCAACCGCTCGCCCCGCGTCGCCGCGGCCGGGGACTACGCGGGCAGCACCTACGGCGGGCCGCGCACCATCGAGATCAAGGGCGTGTGGCAGACCGCCACCCGCGCCGAGCGGTTTGCCGCACTGGACGCGCTCGCCGAGCTGTTCACCGCCGGGGACCCCGAGACCAACTACGTCATCTCCCGCACCGAGGGCGACCGCTCCCGGCGCACCGGCGCGCGGCTGGACGACGAGCTGGACCCCCAGGTGCGCCCCAGCGGGCTGATCGTGTTCGAGACGCAGCTGTACTGCCCGGACCAACGGTGGTGGAGCCTCACCGCGACCGACTGGCCGATCACCCCGCTGCCGGCCGACGCGCCCGGAGGCGTGCTCTGGAACGGCAGCACGGGCACCACCGGCAACGGCGTGCTCTGGAACGGATCGCTCGGAACGACCGGAGGTGGTGTCGAGTGGGGAGCAAGCAGCACCGGCGGCGACGGCACGGTACTCGTGTCCAACGCGGGCAACGCCGCGGCTGGTGTCGTGGTCCGCTTCCACAGCACCGGTGGCACCGGGTTGCTCAACCCCTTCGTCACGATCCCCGTCACCGGCGAGACCCTGCAGTATGCGGGCATCATCCCGGTGGGTCAGGTGCTGGTCATCGACACCGAGACCGGGATCGTCACGTTGCAGGGAACCTACCTGCCCTCGGCGCTGAGCCGGGACGACTTTTTCACGATCCCCCGGCGCTCGAGTCGTAGGCTGCTCTTCGGCAGCCAAGGTCCCGCCGACCAGGGCTACATGTCGGGATACAACTACTCCGGATACCAGGGAGGCTGACCGTGACCGCACCAGTCGCGATGGACGATGCTCTGCCGTTGCTGTCGACCAACCCCACGATCGGGCGCAACAACAGCCGTGACATCAAGCGGTTCCTGTTCGAGAGCATGCTGCTGCTGCCCGCAGGCAGTTTCATCCGGCGCGGAGTCTTCCACAACGGCTGGTTCGCCAACGGCCAGCCGCAGGAACTCAAGGTCCTCGAGTCCGGCCCCGGACCCAACGTCGTGGTCAACACCGGGTTGTTCGCCGTGCACCGTGGCGCGATCGGCGTCGCCGCCAACGAGGGCCCCTACATCGGCGGCACCCTGGGACAGAGCACCATCCCGCTGACGGTGCCCGCCGCGCCCACCCTGAACCACCGCTACGACGGCATCTACGCCCGTGTGGTGGACAAGAACATCCCCGCCGACGCCGCGGGGTCGCTGCACGGCCCGTACATCGACATCATCGCCGGCGCCGTGGGCGGCAGCCTCAACATCAACGGCACCCCCGGCACCGCGGGCGCGCCTCCGGCGACGCTGGACGGCTACGTGCCGCTGGCCTATATCGCCCGGCTGCAGAACGACAACGTGATCAACCAGGCGGACATCATCGACGTGCGCCGCGGCACCGCGCTGCCCGGCTACCCCCGGATGATGTTCCCCTACGACGTCGCCAACATCGCCACCGACGTCGGGTACCGCATCGGGGAACAGCGCTACCGCACCGCCGTGGCCCCGTACCCCGCGCTGGTCGACCGCTACGACGGCACCACGTGGCGGGGCACCGGCGGGTCGATCGCCTTCGCCCAGACCGCGCAGATCGCCTCGGGCAACCTCGCGGCCAACACGGCGGTCAAGGTGGCCACCGATCTGACCATCCCCTGGCCGGGGTTCCCGTACAAGATCAAGGGCTACGCCGCGCTGCTGTGGGGCGCGGCGACGGGTGCTCCCCGTGAGCTGGTCGGCGAGATCAACTTCGACTCGTCACTTTCCTACACCCCACCCTCGGGTGTGGGCAACACCCCGCCGGTCACGGCAATCGGGTGGACCAGTTCCAACCTCCCCAACGGTGGCCAGACCGAGCTGATCGTCACCGCCCCGGCCGGCGCCGAGATCAACGACGGGCTTCCGCACACCATCTCGTTCTGGATCTACGCGCCCACCGCCAACGCCGTGGTGTCCACGATCCTGGCCGGGTACTCCTACCGGTTCGTCATCGAGATCGTCCCGGCATGAGCGTCCGCCGCGGGCTGTGGGCGTTCGTCACCGAGACCCGCACCGGTCGCGTGGTGGAGAAGAACCTGCCGTTCACCTCGCCGCGCGCCGGGTACCGGATCAACACCGAGGGGCCGATCTCGGTGGACGTCCCGATGACCGGGGCGTTCAACAAGCGACACTTCCGGTTCCTGCAGAATCCCTGGCGCTACTCCTACGGCCTGGCCCTGGACGACTTCGTGATCCAGTGCGGGCCGATGACCGAGCACCCGGAGTACTCCCCGGACTCCGAGACGTGGTCGGTGGTGTGCGCCGGGCTGATGGTGTTGTGGAACCGCAAGCGGATCCTGCTGACCGACCTGTCCTACCCCAACCTCAGCCTGCACGACGTCGCCCGCACCCTCATCGCCCAGGACATGGCCCAGACCTACGGCGACCTACCCGTGGACCTGCCGTCGCAGAACAACCTCGGCGGGGCGAGCACCACCTACGAGGCCGCGAAGCTGCCCAAGATCGGCGACCTGCTGCGCGACCTCACCGACGAGGACAACGGGATCGAGCTCGAGTTCCGGCCCTACTTCGTCGACCCCACCACCTGCGACCAGGTCCGCCACACCATGCGCATCGGCGCCCCGTTCCTGGGCAGCCGCACCAAGGTCCACCGGTGGTCGCGGGACAAGTCACTGGTGTCGGTCACCCCGTCCGGCGGGGGCGGTCGCATCGCCGACACCTACATCGTCGCCGGGCAGTCCACCGGCGGGGGCAGCACGTACGGGATCAGCGCGCCTCCCCCCGCGGAACGCAGGCTCGCCACCCAGGGCTGGCCGCTGCTGATGGACCTGGACAGCACGCACACCAGCGAAGCCGACGTGACCACCCTGACCAGCTACGCCAACGCCAACTACGCCGCCCACCACGACGGACCCCGGCAGATCACCGCGCGGGTCAAGGCGCTGCCCGCGCCGGGGCAGGGGCCGCGGCTCACCGACTGGTCCCTCGGCGACGAGGGAATATTCCCCGTTCGCGGCTACCTCGGGATGCCCGACGCGGACTTCCGCTGCCGCATCATCGGCTCCGACCTGGTCAACTCCGACGAGATCGACCTCGAGCTCCAGGTCCTGGCCGAGGTGAACACGTGACCAGCCCCCGACTCCCCGGCGTCCCCTCCCCCGACCACGACCAGGTCGACGGCACCCGCACAGTGCTGCGGCGCCTGGACGACCTGCGCAAGGCCCTCGTCGGCCTGGTCCGCGCGACCGACGACACCGGCGCCCTGGTTCTCGCTCCCGGCAACGGAGCCTCGGGCTGGGGTGTGGCGCTCCCGCAGCTGCACGCGCCGATGTACCCGCTGGTGCCCTACCTGGGCAACCTCGGTTACACCTTCACCGTGGCCGCGACGTGGACGGTGAAACCCATGGCGCAGCGGATGAACATCGGCGTGCGCTGGGGGTACCTCGAGACGCCGATGACCACCGGCACCGGGATCGGCGAGTACGAGCTGCGCTACAACGTCGGCCTGGTGCCGCTGCCGCGCGGGTCCGGCGTCGGGTTCTCCACCCTGGTCGACGCCTGGGACTCCGGGACGCCGGGCACCAAGGGCCAGGACGGCAGCCTCACCAGGCAACTGGCGTTCACCTTGCCCGCGGGCCCGGTGTTCAACGACGCGGGCGGCGTCACCTGCTCGATCTGGACACGCAACCGGCCGTCCACCGGGATGATGACGGACCTGGCCCGCGTCGCACCGATGTGGGCCTACCAGTCTGGGATCGGGAAAGGGTAGCCATGGGCCTGCCGGAAGAACTGGGTACCGCGACGCTGATCGGCTCGTTCGTGGACAGCGAGGGCGAACCCGACCC